GTTGTTTTGTGGAGGAAACAATCCTGGAGACTGACTTGCATTAGGTACGTTTGGATCAAAAGTCATGACTAAAACTCCGGAGTTGGACGTTGATTTTGATACTGAGAATTTGTACGTGAATAAACTAAAGCTCTATACCTTTGATATGCTGGCCATATTTCTCTCCACTTATCCATCTCTCCAAAGTCAGAGAAGATGTCCAACGCTGTTCCATAACAAATGTATCTATACAGATAATCTGTATCCAAAACACCATTAGTAATTTTGATTTCTACCTGGTATGCAGCCATCTTAATTTCATAAACTTTATTAGGTGGCCCCCTAAAAGTTATTTCATTGTTGTAGTACAAAGCATATTGAGGCCTTTGAGGTTGATAAGTCTGAGTTTCAGGCCAAATAGCATAGAATTGAGCCGGCTCCTGATACCAGAAGACATAAAAACCATCTGCATAACAAGGGGGTCCAATAGTAGAAGCCCCCTGGTTACCATTTACTAGTATGATATCTTGTAAGACTACTGGCCAAGGGTTTGGATCAGTTGGACCAAATTGGAATTCATACCAGGTCCTATTTTTAAAAATACGAATATCCTGGGTGGATTGCAACTGAATGAAATCCTGCAAATATTGCAACATGATCTCATCAGTAAACTGAGGGTCAGAAGCATCAACCCTTCCAGTGACATTGCGTAGTATTAAAATTAAATCTGCTGCCGACTTAGCCATATCTACCCTCAGACCATTTCAAGTAAATGACAAGAAAATCTATTTCTTTCTCCAACCTGCCGAGTTTCAGTCTTGGTCTCTCCACCGTCTTCTACTTTTACTTCTGCAAAGATAGGAGTTGCCAAACGATTAAGAAATCTAACAACAGGCATTGGAAGATCGTATGTAAATCCAGGCTTTAACTGACCTGTCCAGTCAATGTCTTTAGTACGACATTTAACTTTTAAAACGTTTTCTGGTTGATCAAATCGTTGAAACTTAATCTTAACGTGTTTATGCATCTCTGCTGGAGGAACCCTACATGGAACTGGTGGATCACACTTAGGATTCATTTTCTTAGCTTCTCTAAAAGCTTTATGAGCATGTAAATTCCATGTTGCATAGTCTTCAACTGTGTTCAGTTGGAATGTGTCGAAATCAAAAGGTTTATCCTCTTGTGAAATGACTTCAATAGGCTTATTTTCACCGTTAATTTCTTTATCTTTCTTACTCATGTTTCCCTCAAATTAAGGATAGGGACAAAATGTCCCCACCCTGGTTATTAAGCTACGTCACCAAGATTCACGTAGTTATTGAACTGCCAAGCATTGAAGTAGATAACATCGTTATCAGCTCCCATGATTGCTGTTCCTAGCGTGAGGATATAAGTTGGCGGGTAGTCAATGATTGCGTCATGTGGATAAGCAGGATTAACTGGCTGCGCTGGATTACCAAGTGCAGGGCTAACTTTAGTAACTTGTCCGCCTGATGTGTATGCGCCTACAATTGGAATAGGTAGACCAAACACGTCGTATAGAGCAAAAGTTGTAGCAGTCAGAACTCGAACTACATAGTTGTAGTTGTTGATCTGAGATGCCATTGTTCCAACAACTTTAGTAATGACAACTCTGTCGCCATCTGTAAGGTTGTGGTTAGTAGTAGTTGTTACAACACCTGGAGTTGCAGTAGAGATTGCGTTGATAACCAAATGTTCATTATAAAAACCACCTGGATCAGTAGCGTTTGTAATACCATTTGTTGCTTCCAATGTTGATGTAAGAGTGGTAGTTCCTCTAGTGATAATTAACGCATCACCAGCAGGCATATCTCTGTACCAAACTCCTTGCAGGTTGTTTGTGTTGGTCCCAAACTTGGTGTAGTTAAACCATTCAAACTTATCTGGAAAGAAAGGTAGTGTTAAGTTATAAGCCACACCTCCGGATTGGAGATATCCGCCATAACTATTAGTAACCTGGCTAAACTCACGAATGCCAGTGAAACGATTTAATGCGTTTCCTAATGGTGCTGTCATGATATTTCTCCTTTATTAACCTTTAGTGCTTCTTAAAGCCACACACCAACTATCGTCGAGGATAACGCAGCCTAGACGACCCTTCCAGCCCATAGTTTGGCGCTGATTCAACGGATCCTGTCCAGCTCCTAATGGCTTGATAATCATTTCCATAGACTGATCGTCAATGGTGATTCGTCCGTAGGCGTTAGCCGCAAACAAGAAGTTGTAGTAAATAGCTGGTGAAACAGTTACATCTTTGTAAGCCTGAGTTGTTTTAACCAGTCTGACCTCATCGCATGAGCCAAACTCGGCTTCAAGCACTGATTGCTGTCTTGGATAGTCAGCAGTCGGGAGGAAGTTAGATAGGTTTTTAAAGTCCGTACGCAGGTCTGTGGATATGATCATCCAGTACGCAGCCCATACAGGAGCCGTTCCGTAGGCATTTGTGCCCTCCTGATTAGGCGACAGCTTCTTCCCGTTGTTTCCTTCGAGATAGTCGACTGCAAGCTCTAAGTCAGTTGTAGTAACCTCTGTAATCGCATTTCCATTGACTCCGTTAATGCAGTCAATCTGCGCAGCAGTAGCTGCAAGCATGTTTCTAACGATTTTATCGTACGTAGAGGCCATGTTCTGTGCTAACATGTCCGCCACTTCATTAGCCGTTTGATCCTGGACGGTGATGATGACATCATCGCTAATCTCAACAACCTTACCGTATTGTGATACCACGGCAGTGATATCAAACTTCGTAACCTGCTCTGAGGCTGGGCTAACACCCTCACTTAACGGCGTGAGGGCATCAGCTAAATTGTCAAAACGACGAAAGATAGCTGTTTTAGAGTTCTTCTGAGGGATACGTCTCTCTTGAGCGAAGTACCCGTGAACGTAGTACGGCTGGTGTCTATCCAGCAAAATGTTATCGAAGAACAAGTTAACTTCTGGGTCAACTTGCACTGTCGTAGTAGTGCCAAAAGCCATTTTAGTCTCCTAGTCAAAAAATTAGTTGACTGTTGAGACAAAATTTTTTAAGTCTTGCCTCTAGGTCTCACCTCTAAGCATCTTCTGACGGTATTCACGGAACTCTTTTTTTCCTTGGATTGACTTCAAATACTCAACTCCTTGAGGCCTTGAAGATCTTCCCACGTCAGCAGGAGATCCGGGCTTATGAGCATTCTCAACAATCCGTTTTCCATCGTTGTTCCTCACTTCTCTACTAAGTGGCTTTTCTTCCACTAAGTGTATGTAGTCTTGAACAATTTCATACGCTCTCGCGTATCGATTAGGAGCCGTGTCAACCGAAGAAGCAAGCCAGGGCTTTTTCTCTAATATCGGTTTCAAATACTGATTAATCTTTTGAACAGCCTGCGGATTCATGTCTTGATAAAGCGTTTCAAGAATGTCTCTCTTAGCTAAAGCATTCGCTTGATGTAAGTCTTGTCTTTCAACAAGAGCATTAGGGTCTTCTTTGACCTCATCTTGCTTTTCTCCCGGCTGCATACTTTTCAAGTAATCTTGGTACGCTTGTTGGGCAGCTTCAGCTTTTAGAGCTCTGGCTTCAGCATCCTGAAGCTTCTTCCTAGTCGCTAACATTGCAGCAAGAGGAACCATCTTCTGTTCGTCTTGTTGCTCTTCCACAGACTCACCCATTGATTGCTCGGAGACAGCAGCCTCTAGGTTTTGTTCTTCTGTTTCAATTTCACTCATTCAAATGCTCCCGTTATACGCCCGTACTTCGGCGACAAGTTTATTCGCCCGCTTCAGCGGCGACCTGGATGGATTTTCCCAAAGAGGGAAGACTCAACTTATTATTTGGGTGCATTACCCAAAGAAGAGCTTGTGTCCCAGCTATGTTGTCCACCTCATACACATAGGACTCGTTTTTAACAGTAGGCATCTCATATAAGGCCATCATCTTTGGAGTTATATGAGTCTGTCCCTTCTTCCTCTTAGACTCTGCCCATCCCATGATCCAGTACTTATCCTTGTTTAGGTTCTCTTTCTTAACCTTCTCAAGCATACGGGTATGACGATCAACTAAATGCTGACGCTGTAGTAGATGGTTTTCGCCTATCGTAGGAAGTTGGTTTAGCATGCCTGTCCTCTAAGATTTTCTTTAGCCAACTGCTCATCTTTGTTACGCATTGCTTTCATTCTGTCAGCATTGCCATAACCAGCTGCAATCTGCGATCCTTTCTTAGGAACAGAAAGAGGGTTTTTATCGTGAGAATACTCACCTTTAGCTGCTCGTCCAGCACTTCCAGTAGGAGGTTTATAACCAGGATTTTCCTGACCTCCGTAGGTGCTCATGTTTGGCATCATCTTCACAGAAGAAGCCACACCTTTCATCTTTGCCATATTAAACTCCTGTAGTTAATGGGCTTTTTGTCTTCTGAGCATCTTGGGCTAACTTCTGCTCAGCTAGGGCATTTTGCTTTTGACTAATGTTCGCAGCCAGTTCCATGACGTCGAGCAGACGCTTGCGATCCAAGTCTTGAATTTCTTTAACTGTTTTAGCGTTGTCGAGTAGAGCTTTAGCATAGTTTTGTTCTCCTTCAGAAATTCTCTCTCTAGCAAGACCAATGTCTGCGAGAACTCGAGCTCTTCTTTCTTCGGCAAGAGCAGTATTCTGATCAATTTGTGACATCTCAAGAGCAAGTTTGATTTGATCTGCTTCCTCCATCTTCTGCTGCATTTGCTGTTGTTGTTCAGCTTGCTGAGCCATCTTCTCTAGAAGGATTGTTTTTCCTTGAAGAGGAGCCGCTTCTAAGATGTCTTCCCATGGAATAGGAGCTCCAAGAGAGACAAGCTGCAGAAGTTGGTAGTAATAAGCTTCCCTCTGGGTAGTAGTCTTAACAGCTTGTTTAATTGCGCAGTCGTATTCACCAAACTGCCCAGAGAAGAATTCTTCCGTCGGCTCTCTTCCAGTGATTCTAAAGATCTTTCCTGGTTGGTAGTTCTTTTGAATGCACTCCAAAACCAGCATGCCTATGAATTTCTTTGC